GTTGAACCCGCCTCGACGCTGTAATCGTACTCGCCGACAATGTCCTCACGACTGAACGGCACGAACAAGTCGGTCGGGGCGTTCGGCACACGGGCCGTCGACTCGCCAGTCATGAACTGTTGCAACAACTGGATGACACGCCGGCCGATTATCCCTATCGACAGCTCCACGGTGGCGAGCTTGTCCGACGCCCTGGCATTCTGGGCATCAGCAATAATCGACGCCTCAGTCGCTGTGCGGCGAATCTCAGGCATCGCACCCCTGGCGTACTCCGAAATCCCCGACACCGTGTTGATGTCCGTTTCAATGATCTCGCTGTAGGCATAAATCTCGGGCGAAATCGGTATCTGCGGCATCGGAATGACAACCTCCGACAGCGGCTTGTTCTCATCCACCACAGGAACCATGCGGCCATCCTCGTCAGACTCAAGAGCCTCACGGCCCTCAGGTCCAAACGACCGCTCATGGAACAGATACTTGCGGGCATACCGCTTACGGTCATTCATCAACTGTGAACGCGTCTTGTCGAGTTCAAGCTGCAACGACTCGATGGCTTCCAAATCGCCCATCGGGTAGAAGAAGTCGGGAACGTCATAGTTGCGGAGCATCACAAACGGCTGCCCATACGCATACGGCATCGGCATCGGATTGACCAGGAACTCGTCAGACGTTTCCCCCCACACCGACAGGGTGTTGGAACGGATGTCGTAATACTCCCAGATCGTCACCCGTTCCTCGTCGAACAGGTACTCCCTGTTGTCAAGATACTGGGCGGCATACATGGGGTTCACACCCCCATCGGCCGTCAACTGCTTCCGCACCGAAGGCCGGTACCGCTTGTCGTTCTGAGCCTCCTCCAGGGGGCGGACAATCTTCTGGGCAATCCAGGTGAGGTCATCCATGCAGGTCGCCTCAGGATCGACATAAATGTCGAACGGGGAAACGCGCTCCACGAACGGCTGATCCTCCACGACCATCATCGCCGTCTGTGGGACGTTCGCAGCCATCTCATCATCAGTGGGGAGACCACCGGCCAAAGCCGGCGCCTCAGCAGCAAACGCATCCACCTCCGAAATGGCCTGATCGAGCATTTCCTGCTGCTCGGCATCCGACAGCGACATTTCCTGCTCGACGAACTTCCAACCCACCTTGACCCAACCATGGCCGAAGATCAGAAAATCCTTCACAGCCCGACGGAACGGAGTACGGAAATCGTGATGCCGCCACATATGGTTCACGACCGCTTCCACAAACGCAGCCCTGTCACTATTCTGAGGCTCATTAGCGGAAACAACAATCTTCGGATGATTCACCGACACCGACGGGGCGATCACATTCACCGTCGAAAACGACAGATTCACCGCAATCAGGTCACGATTCGCCGTCGTAGTCCGAGGCCAGTGCCGGCCACGATACAAATCGTTCAGCCGGCGCCAAGTCTCATCGAGACCCTCCTGGTCGCGCCAACGACGCGCACGATCAATGCGCTGCCGGTACTGATCCAGGGTTTCGCTACGAGTCTTACGAGGCATCAGAACATCGCCTTCTCGGAAAGCCTTTCAATGTTGCGGCCCTGAGACTTCGCCTCAGCGAACCGCTTCTCGTCAACTTCACGTTTCGTCAGGTGCTGCTCATCGGGCATCAACGCACGCGACCGCCAACCCGCCTTCGTGTCGACACGCAACGTCAAGAGCTTCTGACGCCACTCCCACAGGTCTTCGAGTTCATCCGAACCCAAAGGCCCCCGAAGAGATTCCGTATATGAAACGAAATCATCAAACGTCGCATCAGGTGGCAGAACCGCCACAGTTACGGACGCTTAGTGTGCGGAGCTGCGTTATGGCCCTTCAGGTCAGGCTGCGGCTTCCCAGGCTCAACCTTGCCGACAATGCCGTGCTGGTTGACCGGCGTGTCACGCACCGAGGTCTCACCGTAGCCGCCAGTCTGATTGGCGTACTTCGGGTCGCCAAAGCGCTGCTTCGGCGAGTTAGGAGCCGCCGGCTCCCAAATCGGGTTAGACACGACAGAACCACCACGCTCCATCTTGTTGTTCTGACCCTTCGCTCCATCAACCGTCTGCGACGCTGAAGTGTGCGAAACAAACCTTGCCATCTGATAACTCCTTGTAGGGATCCCTACTTAGACAAATACGGTGTCCCACGCACCGTCGTTCCACCGATCCGCAAATCGTCACCCACAGCACCAGAACGATCCGCCAAACGGGCAAACCAGTCCACAGTCCAGTAGTCGTCAACCTTCTGCACAAACTCAGGCGCATACGCATACTTCCGCATCTGATTCGCCAAAGCCAAAGCAATCACACGATCATCGTAAGGCGACCCCGACATCGACCCCCGCTCATTGCGGACAAACGTCCGCAACTCCGCAATCGTATGACGGTCATAAATCGTCAACTCGTTGTTCCGCAACGCCATTGACAAATCGTCAATCATCAACGGCTTCGTCGTCCGAGTCGTCTTCCACCCAAACTCCTGAGACACCTTAGAAGTCACCTGATTCAACGAACGACGCCGAAACAGATTCGGATACCCCAACTGGCGCAACATCGTGATCGTCGTCAACCCATGATTGTTCGACTCGACGCAACACAAAGCATCCCGATACCAAAGCCCCAGAGACAAAACCTCGTCAGCCAACGCATCAGGCGGAATATGCCCATGCCACGCAGCGACCAGCTCCCCCGTGTTCAAATCCAAAACATGGGCGCACGAATAATCGCCATGCCCCAAACCCTCAGCCGTATCCACCCCCATCACATAGCCGTGCTGCGGATTCGGATACACCCACACCTCCAGGCTCACCGTCGGAACTCCACAGCCCTAGCCGACACCTTGTGCAAATACCCCGACTCGCCAAACCTGACATGGCGACCCATCTCCTCCAACAAGTCCAGGTCGAACACAGGATTACCCGACTTGACAAACGCCTCCTCAGGCGTCGTCGGATACTCCTGNGCGAGCTGCCACGGCAACATCGACTGCTTCTTCTCCGCATACCAGGCCGGCCCCCGATCCTCGGTGGCCGACCAGGGAAAAAACATCGGTTCAAACTTGTTCGCACCAGTCGTGGCACCCACCCACAGCCCATGAAAGAAGTTCCCCGACCCATTAGCGGTCGACAAGCCGATAATGCGACCACCCACATCGGCAACCGGCTCTATAGAAGCCCACGCCTCCTCAGCGTTCGGGAGGAACGCCCACTCGTCAACCACAACCAACGTAGCCGACTCGCCCCTGGCAGGATCAGAAGCCGAAGGCATCGAAGCAATCTGGCTCCCATTCGCAAACCCCATCTTCTGCTGATGCTCAATCAGCGACTTCGGCCCACGATCCAACATCCACCTCGGCATGTGGGAAAACCCGTATTTTGACTTACGCAACAACAACACCGACTCACGCTCAGTACGAGACAAATCAATAATGTTCTGATCAGCGTGAAAAAACGCCAACCAGAACTGGTGAGCAGCCACCAGAGTCGTCCAACCAATCTGACGGGCCTTCAACGACAACGAATAACGATGCTCCCCCCAATGCTTCAAAGCCTCCGCCTGGGCTTTCCGCAACTTGAACAGAATGCGCCCCTCAGCAGGATGAGCTATATACCAGTAATGCTCCAGAAAATACTTTTCACTACGAACACACCTACGCCACTCCGCCTCCTGGCGAAGCTCACCGAGGCGAGACATTACGCATCTGGCCGCAATGCCGGCACTCTTCCCACTGCCACCTCGAAGGAGTCGTATAAGACTCCCACTCCCTCCAAGCATGCTCACCGCGACGCGGCGAACCCTTCTTGTACTGCCAACAAACATCAGACATCAATCAACCTCAATGTAGATGCATTCCCCAGGNCACTCCTCAGCAGACTCAACAACAGCATCAAGCAACTCCTCCGACACAGACGCCGTACCCTCAGCCATCCTCAACGCAGGATCCCCCACACCGCCATCAGGGCCAGCAATCGACCCCCAGCCCTCCTCCTTGACGTAAGCCAACCCGTCAGAATGCATNCCGAAAATATCAGGACAAATCTCGGCACAAATCCCGTCCCCAGTGCAAAGATCCTGGTCAATCCAAACCCTCACCTAATCGAACAACGATTGTAACGTCCGACCCAAACCCCAAACCATGAAGGCAACACACGCGAACAGGACCGTCACAGCCCCGCACACCACCCACACCCTCACCCGCACGACTCACACGGCTCAGGGTTCTCCAAACCACACACCAACGGCTCGTCAGACTCAGGGCCATGAAACGGATCACCCCACGGACCCAAAATCGGGCGCTCACCAAACGCCTCCTCACGCCACTCAAGAAGCTCATCGCCAGGTCGCGGACTCACAACACCCCCGTACAACACGACCAGAGATAGCACCGCAACCCCTTCGCGTGTATCGCATACACCTCACGACGCACCTTAGCACGCTCCGCAGACCGCTCGACCCGCAACAAACGCATACGCTCTGGACGATCAGCCCTCAACATAATCCACCACCTCGATGTCGACCTCGACATCGACATCGACATCGCCGCCACGAAACTCAGCGACCAAAACCTCCAACTCATCAGCCAGCTCCAAATCCGACAAACCAGAAGCAGCACGCTCATCATCAACAACCACACGCCGCTTCGGCGTGAACTTGTCGATGTACTGCAAATACAACGACGCCGCCTTCACATCCCCATCCGCAGCCTGCCTAAACAACGCATCAATCACCGACTGCGTCCGCTCAGGATGAATATTCAACTCAGCACAACGACGATCCCACTCCCTCACAAACCTCGGATCACGCTTAATNCGCCGCAACGAATCAACATGAATNTCNCGACCCTCCGACCACTCCTTCTGAGTACGCGGACTCCGCTCAGGCCCCAGGAGCAACCACTCCAACAACTCCCCCCAAAGCTCAGGCATCTCACGCTCACCAGACGCACCCACCGCCCAGCCACGACCACCACCATTCTGCGGCATGTCAACACCTCCACTACAAACCCGCCCCGTCCCATGTGGGACAGCAAGAACACTTCACTGAGGGGGGCATCAGATATCAGACATCTGATATCAGAAGACACCCCAACAACGGCGGGGTGTCATCAGATATGAATGCTGCCCACAGGTGGCATGCATGTACAGGAAAGTTGACCCCCTGTCAACGAATCCTGATTTGAACACGCACCGTATATAGTTATCTATACATATACGTACGCGAACCCCCCGCCCCCCCTCGGGGGGTGGTCGGGCGGACGGGCGCTCGGGCGAGCGCCTGGTGCGCCGGCGCCTGCGCCTGCAAGGCTTGAGGCTGGCTGCTGCTGATCCTGCCCCGTTGTCATGATAACGGGCATTATCTTTACAAGGATTCCGCGGAATGACGCGGGCCAGGCGCTCCCCTCCCCTATCGGATGCCTGATATGCGCCCGATATGCACGCGGCCAGGCATCCATGCATGAATCGGAGCCTGGCGGTCGTCCTAGCTCGGATCCATGGCGGTCGGCGGTCGACTAGGTCGGCGGTCGTCACCTATGGGCGCCGTGTCGGGCGCCGAACGTGCCGCGGCTACGCGTAACCCATCACCCTGGAGAGCTGTAGTCCTGTAGTCCTGTCGACCGGTCCTGGTATCTATTGTTGACAGTAGGTCTCCATCATGTATCCTCGCGGGTAGA